CCCTTGGCATCTATGAAAAATGAGCACACCTGCCGAGCTTTACCGCAATGCCATTGACCTCAATCGATTTAGCAACAGCGTTGCCAAGCGAATTGTCATTACATACAACGATCTTATTTTGGACGCTGTCGATAAGTTGCGTCGGCTTGATGAGCTTGACGTTTCTGCTAAAGCTGTACGGCTGCGAGCCATTCTTGCGCAACTAAAAGAATCTCTCGATGGATGGGCTGGCACAAGCACTCTTGCAGCGGCCCAAGAGTTGCAAGGTGTAGCGGAACTGCAAGGTCAATTCGTGACGAATGAATTGCGAAAGGCTTTGCCAATTGATTTAAGAGAACAAGTCAAAAGCGTTCA